CTCAACATCTGCGCATGCACCCTGCCCACAAAAGTTATGGGTCTGTTTTTGAAATTTGTTGCGCAGCCTGCGCCACGAGTGCATCAATCATGGACTCGTGGCTAATGAAATGCGAGGATCAAACACTCGCCTGCTCTCAACGCGACTCTCTTAATATGCTGACTTTGGATCCGGGGCTAAGCGTACCCCACGGGTCATCACCGCTTGATCCCAAACAGGTTAGGTATAAACCCGCTGAGATCAAATGGCGATGTCTTATTGATAACCGGTGATGTCTTGCCCATTCCCTACAAAATGGAGGGCAAGTAATCCCACATCGATGACTTTGTCAAGTTATCGAATTTGTCACTACTACGTGGGACTGGAGTCGCCTCGTTTTAACTCTTTCGTGGTGTGGAGTTGAGGTATTCCATTATAGGTTCTCCCTTCGTGAGGGTTTTGACAATTGAAGCTACTGGAGCAGGGTTGGATGGTTCACTCATGACCATATTGAACGCATCCACCGAATTCCTTGGAATACACTCGTAGTTGATGTTGACCTCAATGGATATTGTTGCTGCAGCGCTACCTAAGAACTTAATCCAAATAGCGTTCGTCGTAGTATCATAAGTAGCACTGGTTTTAAATTGCTGATCGGCTATATCCAGAGGAGTCCACACAGCCATTAACATCTAGGAAGCGCTTGCGACGTGCCTGACAGGTTAATCTCCCATCATGTCGTAAAGTGTTGCAGCAGACACGGCAGCCAAAGTTGTATACGGCGCGACGGCGGCTAAAAATTGGCCAGTGGCTGTTAGGAAGGGCTCTGTCAACCAAACTCGTATCCCTGCGGATACGACTCTCCAATCACAATATTGCAAGGGGTGAGACCCAGTAACGCTAGGATTTGTTCCTAGCGAGGTCCAAGCGGTGAGGACTGTCTCACTCGACAATACATCTGCATCCACTGCTAAAACGTCGGCAGTAGCAGATGGTGCCATTTTGATCCATGCATGGCCAGTTGCGTTGGCGGTTATGGTTCGTAAAGTATGGAACCTGCATGTGGTGGTGGGTTAAGGGAATAATGTTGGTTACCTCGTCCCTAATACGGTAAACGGGTTAAGTATAGCCCTTGCCCACTAATATGCTCCATCATCAGGATACTAGAAATTGCCCAATTAAGGCGTCAGCCTGGAGTTGGTTATAACTCTCTACGTGGCACCTTATGGCTCAACCGGAAAGTAATCTGTATCCCTCTTCTGGAGCTATTACCTCTTCTTCTTCTATTTTGGAACGACCGGCCTCTAACGCCTCGTCCTTCGAGTCTTCTAGTTGTTCATTTATATAAGCCCGCCGCGGATGAACTATGTGTTCTATTTCCGCTCATCGGCTAACAATTAATGAGGGAAAACGACATTATCCCCCAATTTAAGTGCTGCCGTGACGGACGTGGCCAACTCACACAAAGCCTCTGGACTCATGCCATAAACGTCCATCATATATGCGTATAAAAGACTATCGTCATCCCTTTATAGCTAGGAGGTTCGCTCCACCAATATTTAGAACCACTTTGATTATGTATTAGGGGCAACCTTCTACCCCATAGCTATACGCGATTGACCAAAGCGGTTAATGATAAGTGCGTTACCTCCAGTATACAGTGTCGAAATTCCGCACAAATAAGAGTGTTACTAAGGATTGGAAACTAGACTCTTAACGGTACCTGTATACCTCTAGCCGTGAAGCATCAACTTTTATGGATCCCGGATCATCTAGAATTGATGGTTATGATATCTAAAGATACAACTGACAAATGTATACCAATCATTTTCACTTGAATGTATGGGATCAGCATAACGAGCTAATTATACGTGTTGTCGTTACGGGGCTAAGTAATATTGAATACATGACAACGTAGCCACGTGCAAACGACGCGAGCTATTCTGAAACAACTAATCGTCTCCACTGACCCAATGGGCGAACTTTTTGGTGTTCTGTATGAAGCCATTCGTATCCAATGGAAGATTAAGAGATCGGAGGTAGAACTAATGGTAGCATATGATACTAAAGGTGTTCAGCCATGTCGTGATAGGATCACCCGACTGTAACATACCATCACAAGTTATCTGAGCTACCTTCTCCCCCTTATACCTAACCCTACCTATTGCACATTAAGTCAAAAGGAGGGGTAGGTACTAATCCAGGATGATTGGATCAACTCCTGGAATAGAGGTTCGCAATTTCGGCCAAATTTACGTGACTAGTTGTCCTAAACATATCTACTTAAGTTCCCTGTGCTAACAAGCATCATTGGAGGACGCATCTAAATCGATAGTATAAGGAACGTCAAGGAACTTATGTTAGAAAGATTCAGGGGTAGAACGATAACAAAACGCTGGTAAGGCCTTAGCAAGTGCTTGGAGAATTATATTACTCAAAACACACGGCAAGCCGAACAAAGAGCGTTTGGGCTACCAAATTAATCTTGGCCTGGATGAAGCGTTGCTTACTTCATCCATCAACTAATCTGTAACATAGACTTCACCTTTCTTCAAGAAGACGTCAAAATACTTTTTAGTGTCGACTTTCTAACCTTAGCGAAGCTAATCAGCAAAAGCTTTGACGTACAATTACTTCTTGGCCTTATCCCACATCGTCTTAGATTCTATAAACTAGTCCAAAGTAACAGGTACCAGCTGGAGGCTATTAGCTAAAGCTGTTATTTTCGGGGTAATGAACTCTTTAAATGCCTCCAACGCTGTGGGATCAGGAATTGCCTTTGTTTTACAAAGGCGATTAGCGATAGCTGCTAGTAGGTTTCGCCTTGAAGACGTATCCCATTCGAATTCATGCAACT